TTGTCATTTTGTAGTGTTGGTTGTGAGCGGTTTCTCTCGCTCGTTAAAATAAATTTAGCAGAAATGCTGAGGTAGTCAAATTTATTTTCACTTATTTTGCATTTTATTTCGTGCACCCAGACTAAGCTTGTCTCCACCAACGAGTTAGGGGTGATTTTGGGGGCTAGGGTGCACAAGGTGCACGAAAATATAACTTCTCCCCCAGTAAATAACGAAAGTATCACGTTTATCCACTGTCCTACCCTCTTTATTCTTATCTCAATCAACTTCTTAAAATACATGCACCTTGTGCACCCTAGAGCATTTAGGCTATATTCTATATAGGAAAGTAGGGTGCACGAAAGGGTGCACGAAGCTTTTTTTTCGTGCACCCTAGCCTCATTTCGTGCACCCTAAAAAAAAACAGGGTGCACGAAACTTTTTGCTTCATGCACCCTGTTTTGCACCCTTCGTGCACCCTAAAAAGGGTCTGGACTCTCCTCTGGATTCTCCCAGACGCGCCAGTATCTGACGCCCTGTATTGTGACCTTGACCACGCGGTCTCCAGACACGTCAGCCACAGACTGCATACTCTTCTGTGCGCTCCTAGCGGTTATGCCGAAGAGTTCGCCCTCGACGGTGTTGCGCATCCTAGCTGGCAGGTTGGAGTCCCTATTAAGGAGTGCCATGCCCCAGTCGATAGCCTTGAGGTCGCAGTATCTCCTGCCGTCACGCACACCGACGTCCAAGCTGTGCCCGCCTTGACCGCTAAACAGGAGCCAGTCAGTAGCTGACAGCAGGGTGCGTGGGTTGCTGTGCTCGTTAAGGACCGCCAGAAGGTCTGGGTGGTGGAACTCGTCGAACCCGAATCGGCACAGACCAGTCTGGATGGACTCTGGGATCTTGTAGTTGTCCAAGAAGTAGGCAAACGCTGGCAGCGCGTCACCTATCATCTTGTCCATCTTGTAGAACGAGTCGCGGTCACGTGAGAACGGAAGCTCAGTGGTAAAGCACTTAATGAGCAGGACCTTGTCACCGAGGCTGTCGCAGTCACTCTCTCCCAGCGGAGGGAACGCGCCAATAGCGTCCGCGTCGTCATTCATGCACACCACAATACGCCACAGCGGGTGGACGTTGTATGCATCGAACCCCTTACCATGTCGTGAGACAGAGGACGAGCCTGCGGTGCTCTGCTTGAGGCTGTGACCCATCTTCTTACGGTCGACCATGGAGCGGCTGCCACCCTCGTCGTCGAGGATAAGAAGCTCAGACCCACAGAGGTCGGCATTAAAGTCGGTAGCCCCAGTAAGGTAGCGGTGTGCCTTGGCGGTGCCCCCGAGCAGCGGTCCGATGACCTTCTCTGCGGTGAGTGACTTGCCACCACCCTTCTGACCCGCGATGGCGAGTGCGTGCCCCATCATGAACTGACCCTCGTTAAGCTGGCGTCGAGCCCTGTGCAGCCAAGAGTATACGTAAGGCAGCTGGTCACCATACAGACCCTCGAGCATGACTCGCAGGTCGGTC